GTGTCTCCAGACACCATACCGACTTCTCCAGACACCATACCGACTTCTCCAGACACCATACCGACTTCTCCAGACACCATACCGACTTCTCCAGACACCATACCGACTTCTCCAGACACACCTATCGGTGAAACAGGTATCACAGTCACAGGGTTTTATGGACCATCTTTAACTGCAAATATCCTATCAGTCTACCTGACACAGAATGCACCCATTAAACCTGGAATGACAATTACAGGTCTGACTGGGATTCAACAGCGAGTCATTGTTCAGACGTACACTTCCAATGTATACGGAGATGTCGTGATCAACCCGGGTCCACCTGCCATTTCGTTCCCGTATGTGGCTTTAGTGACAGCGACCATTCAGGGGACTGGTACCATTCCAGTCGCACCAAGTTCTTTACTTCAATTGACGTTTAGGTTTGAGAAGGTGGAAACAAAAACAACGGCACATGGGTTCCGTGGTCCGCTCGTTTCTGGAAACAGATTCAGTGTGTACATCGTCGATGAATTCACTGGTCCGAGACCAGAGAAGGATTGGAAAGTTACGGGGTTCAGTGACATTTCAATGCTTCTTGTAGACGTTTCTGGGAATATCACTGTGACTGAACTGTTCGCAGAGCTCGGTACGGCGAACGTTCTTGCAGACACGGCGGCAACGAAAATAAAGACCCAACAGTATCTTTACAGACTCGATGTCGTCACAGACCAGCAGCAGGCGATTCCATTGCCGAGTTCCAGTGTCCTTTTGACATTCATGAGCCCAACCGCGACAATTGAAAGCAAGTATTATTCAATGTATGACCCTAAAATCTTCGATGCCACCGATATTATAGGTACTCCAGGTGAACTTAGAGACTTGAATTCAAACGTGATGACATCCGAGGGGCGTGAAGTATATACGACAGTCGTTGATCGCGGTTCTGGGACAGGTGCTCTTATAGGACTCTCTGCAGTTGGTGCACAAGATAGATATATGTTTGGCGGTGAGTCACAATGGATACCTCATATTCGACAACACACACCATTTGTTGTTTCCCAGCGTCTTACAATTCCTTTATCAAATATAGGAGGTTACTTGGGAAATTCTGTTCAGGTGAATATATTTCCACGGGAACGTGGTGACCTCATTTCCAATATGTACTTGAAATGTTCACTCCCTGCACTTCCGTCAGGGTACTATTACACTGAACTTGTAGGGCGTGCCATTATAAACAAAGTTGAGTTTATCGTAGACGGAATCGTCTACGAATCAATCACGGATGATTGGTATGTCATACACGATCAGTTGATGCTCGACGCTGATGAAAAACTAGGAATGTATCAATTGATCAGTAATGGCACACCAGAAGGTTCTAATGTAACTGCTACAAATCAAATAGATTTATTCATACCTCTTGAATTCTTTTTCTGTCGTCGGTTCACGCACATGCGTGAGAATAAAAAACCATATTTTCCAATGTGTGCAATTATGAACTCGACAATTTCAGTACGTTTCACTTTTAATAAAGCATCGTGGATTACGAATGCACCGATACCAGTCGAATTGATAAGACCTCAGTTGCTCGTAGAAGAAATTACATTATCTCCAAGGGAACGTATGTATTATCAAAGTCAACCTATGAATTTAAGAATTCCGCGTGTTTGGAAAGAAGCCGTTCAAACTTACTCAGGTGGTATAGCTCGTATGAATCTCACAGCCGACTTCAAAGTTTCTATGATAACATGGTTTATCAGAAATAAGGCGTACGAGAAAGAAAACAGTGCTTATTACTCATCAAGATATTCGTACGGGTATACAACAGATTACATTGTCGCTGCGACTCCAGTGACATTTTTTAACGGAGTTCAGTTAAGGTACATTGATACGATTGATTATGCGACATTGTACTTGAATAACCAAAATGTTCTTTCAAACTTTCCAGGTGGTCTTTATTATACATTCAAACAAGCGATTGATCACAAACTTTCTGTTCCGACAAAGAACTTGTACATGTACTGCTTCAGTGAAAGACCTTTAGAATACAATCATGACGGTGGAAGTATGGAGTTTTCAAAGCTTAGTTCCCAGACAACACATCTTGACATAAAATTTCTTGAACAGTATGCTCCTCAGATTCAAGCAGAGTACTCTCTGAACTTATTTTATTACGGGTACATTAATATACAAATTGCAAACGGAAGAGTTACGCGTATTTGACTATGAAACATTCAGTATTACCAGCGTTTGAAAGACTTCCAAACACAGTTCCGTTAGAATTATAAATTGTTACTGGGGATGAAGTGTAATACCCAGTTACGTAAGAATTCCCTGACCCGTCGACTGAAATACCATACCCTTCATCAACGTCTGTACCACCGACGTGTGTAGCCCATTGAGCAGTTCCGGATGTGTTGTAATTGACTATGTACGTATCATTACTTCCTCCATTCATAAGAGTTCCAAACGTAGTTCCGTCGGAATTGTAAATTGTTACCGGGGACGAATTGTAAAACCCAGTCATGTAAGAATTCCCTGAACCATCAACTGAAATACCACGTCCAATATCAACTCCTGTACCCCCGATGCGTGTTGCCCATTGCACAGTTCCAGAAGTATTGTACTTTACTATGAAAGCGTCATAATAGCCACTATTTACAAGACTTCCAAAAGTAGTTCCATCAGAGTTGTAAATTGTTACTGGGGATGAATTGTAATACCCAGTCACATAAGAATTTCCTGACCCGTCGACTGAAATACCGTTTCCACCTTCATTTATTGTACCTCCGATGTGTGTTGCCCATTGAGCAAATCCAGACATGTTATACTTGACTATGAATGTGTCAGAGCCACCGTCTGAATTAAGATTTCCAAAAGTACTTCCATCAGAGTTATAAATTGTTACTGGGGATGAAGCGTAATACCCAGTCACATAAGAATTTCCTGACCCGTCGACTGATATACTATATCCGTTTTCATAACCCCCAGAACCAGTGATATACGTTGCCCATTGAGCGAATCCAGATGTGTCGTATTTGACTATGAATGCATTATCAGTTATTTCAGTAGGAAGAGTTCCAAAAGTACTTCCATCAGAATTATAGATTGTTAACGGGGTTGGGATGAAAGAATTGTAAAATCTGTAAAAACCAGTCACGTAAGAGTTTCCTGACCCGTCGACTGAAATACCTAAACCAATTTCGTAACCGAAAGCTCCTATATGTGTCGCCCATTGAGCAAATCCATTCGTATTGTACTTGACTATGAAACAATCAATATTTCCAGAATTTGCAAGAGTTCCAAAAGTACTTCCATCAGAATTATAAATTGTTAATGAAGAAACGTCGTAATACCCAGTCACATACGAGTTCCCAGAACCATCAAGTGAAATACTAGTCCCTGCGTCGCCATCTGTAGCAGTAATACGTGTTGCCCATTGAGCAGTCCCAGCCGTATTATACTTTACTATGAATGTGTCAGATCCACCGACGAAATCAAGAGTTCCAAAAGTACTTCCATCAGAGTTATAAATTGTTACTGGGGATGAAGCGTAATACCCAGTCACATAGGAATTTCCGGATCCATCAACTGAAATACTGTTCCCAAGTTCGTAAGATGCACCAGAAATACGTGTTGCCCATTGAGCAGTACCGCCCGAAGGCGGAGGAGGAGGAGGAGGAGGAGGCGGGGTGGATATACCTGAGGAAAATGGAGTTGTACCGCCTTCTCTCAGTGGATTTAATGTAACTCCATTACCATCTTTTACTCTAAAAAGGTTGTACGAATGAGCATAAATTCTCAAATTTCTTTCATCCGAAGGACTTGCTGTAAGTGTCAATGAATGCTGTTGGCGCGTAATATTCGTCATGTTCATTTCACCAGTTGGTTGATCGTTTTCAGGCTCGAGTGCGAATGAATACATGTAGTAATTACCAGTCGGAACACGTGTATGATACTGCAAAGGCTGTAAAACGTGTAAATACTGGGCGGTTGCATAATTTCTTGTTATGAAATCTTGATTGTTGAAAGTGATCTGAAGGTTTACGAGATGACTTCCATAATCGTAAACATTTGATGCAGCTTCACTCTGAATAACCCAGAAGAGTTCTTTGACGTCATTCACAAAATCCGTATAGTATGTGTAGATTGTTTGAGTTGTAGACACAGGAATTTTAAACTGTAAACGTTGAAATGAATATGTCAGATACACGAGTTCATTCTTCTTGAACCAATCTCTTTCAGGTTGTGACAAGTACACATACTCGACAAACAAATCAACTTGAATAGATTTTGTATAAATCGAAGTTGTAAATGTACTCGAAGGGTTGAATACGACTCTGAACTTTGGAGCCTCTTTAAGAGCAATTAAAGGGAGACCCTTTTTTAAAATCAGAAACGGTAAAGGAATGTGGTATGAACTCAGAGCTGTCGTTGTTCCTGTGCCTACTAAATTAGATAATGCACTCTGTTTTGCCTGGGGAACTTTAATATCACCAAGCATGTACAGATTTTCCCCGTAAATACGTTCGATGAGTTGGTCCTTGTATGACAACTCAATGCGATCGATCATCGCAGTACCTGCACTTGGCTGCACAGTCGTTGGTGCATCTGTCGGCCATGTCACACGGAGGTACATGGAATGAGCCAAATCGCCAACTTTAGCAATCCATACTGTGATATCATCCCCCCAATGTACGTCTTTTGGAAATTGCAAACGTATCGTCTGTCGTGAGAACTGAGCAGGGAGATTCTCCATATTTACAAAGCAGAATTAAATAACAGTCCTCCAATCCCACCCTGGTATCCCAGAACGTTGAATGATTTACTGTACACTCTGAGATACAAATCTGAAGTTGGTGCGGACTCCAACGTGACATCAAGTACTGGGTAAGCTACTCGAGACATGTTGAGTGTCCCCGAAGGGTGTAGTTGTTCTGGATCGAGGGAAAATGAATACACATTGACGTTACTGCTCGTCGGCATGGTGGTATGTGTTTCAAATGTGCGAATGTATCTCGAAGTTACTTGGTCGTCGTCGATGATAATTTCGTTATTCAGACGGAGAACGATTCTGCTGACGACACCTGGATCTTGTACGACGATCCAAAACTCACGGACTGGATTGACAAATTCGAGAGGGAACGAATCAGTCGTTCGTCCTTGTTTGAATACGAATTCATTGATATCTGTCTGACCGTACAGTGAAATCTGGTTCGTTGGAGGAGGTTTGACATACTTTTCGTATTTCACTATGACACTTGTTGGGAGGTTAGTTCCTGACATTGTTATCGGATTATACTGAATAAAATCTTGATACGTCCAATTTGAATCAGATGAATCATCAGCTTCTACAATATAAATATATCTTGAACCTACTATAAATTGAAGACCTTGTACAGCAAGCCAATATGTTGGATCTGTATTAGCAACATTTGTACGGTGAGCAAGAAGAGTTATATTTGGATGAGAACCATTCGAAGAGTTAATTATTCCACCCGGGCGAAAGTCAATCCATTGCCAAGAATTTACATCATTAAAAGGTTTTGTTGTATCATATTGATGCCACGTTGTTACTCTTGAAAAATCCGTCACTGGAAATGTAGCCCTTTGTTGGTCAGAATTCGTGTAAAAATACATATATTTACCATCAAACCCACCTGCTGAACTATATTCAAAATCACTAGCACGAATTAACGTATCTCCTGTGAAATATTCCCATGAAGATTGTTGATTAATAGGTTTTGTAACGTCATAGCGTGAAAATCGTCCAGTTCCGCCTCGTGTAGAACTGGAACCTGTGTACAGGTATTTTCCATCTGATAATAAAAGTGCATTACTTAATGGAACAGGAGATATTATATTAGCATCTACTTGGCTATACCCACTTGGTGATGTAAAATTTTGTGTATCTAATTTAGCAATATACAGTGGAGCTGTTGCAAAATAAATGTACCGACCATCGAATACAGGTCTGAAATAATAATTAGTATTTGTAAGTTGTAATGTATCGTATATTCCAGGATAAATATCTTTCACAGATGCCGGTAAACCTGATGGTAATGTAGTATATGAATATGAAGTCGATGTGTTAAACCCCGCAGATGAATCATATCTCAACCACATTAAATTATTATGAAGTCTATTTCCAGGTATAAACTCATTCCCTGTTTTTGTAGCGACTGAATACGTCAACGTTCCAACGACAGTGACATCTGAACCGTTTTGTGTCATTGAAGAAATTACTTTGCTCGTTGGAAATATAGTTGCACCGCCAGTCGATTGAGTCGAAGCATATGTAGTCCAGAAATTTTGAAGAGCTGTTTGGTCACTTGCAGATAATGGAGCTGTTTTATTGTAAAACCGATATGTGACGGTCCATATCTTTTGAGTTCCGTCGAGTGTACCACTTACTAAACTCGTGTACGTTGACCCAATGATATAATAATTTATTTTATATAGTAAATACACGTAACGAGCGTCACTAAGTATATAATAAATAAAGTTACCTCCGTCACCATAAGGTGTACCTGGAAATCCACTAAAAAAGCTGTATGTGCTTGTTGTCCACGGAGTTGTGCTCACTGCAAGTACAGTATTTAAATCTGCTTTTTTGATATATCCACCCGTTGATTTGTATATGGTTCCGCCGTTTATTGTTATATACGCACCACCATAAGAACCTCCAGGTGTCCATTTATAAAATGTTCTTGTATCTTCATTATAAAATCGAAATGATGAATCAGAACTCAAAGGACCCATGATGACGTAATTTTTCCATCCTATAGCCGATTGTACATTAAAGTTATTTGTACCATTAGCTGTGATTGCTTGGAGGTTTGATGTTGCGTAAGAATCGCCATCTAAAAACCCATCTGTCGTGATCAATTCTGAAGGAAGATTTTCAAATTTTTCAAATTCGATATTGACTCGAACATCTTGATTATTGAGAGCTTTCATGTTTATTGTGTCAATGTCAAAGTTGAGACGAGTATAGTACTTTCGTGGAGCTGTAATAGTTGACGTGTCATTTTTACCTTCGAGGATAGTGAGTCCAGCTTGATTTTCGTATGGTATTCCAAGATCATCTTCAATGATGAGTCTTTCACTCGTAAGGCGATCGATCGTTTGACCACCGATGGTCAATGACGCATTTTTTATCAACTTACACGCAACCGACTCCTTGTACGAAAATCCGGTCGATGGTGGGGGCGTGAATCCGCGGATCCACCCTGCCTGAATAAGTGTCAGTGGAGCAGTTAAAGTTCCATTTGTAAAGTTGTATGCAGGATAGCCACTCACGTTGAAAAAATCAGGTGCGCGAATATCAAAGCCCCAAAATGAGGCGCTTTTTTCATTTTTGAAAAAGATGTTCGAGTACGCCGGGGACGTGAATACAAACTTTGTTTTGGTTGAATCGTAAGAAACAGAAATGTTCGAGTACCCTACAAAATTTGTCGCCCATTGATTTAAAAATTGCGTATTAAAATAACCGACGAAATCACCCGGCTGGATGGCTAATGTATTTGTTTGCACAAATATCCCACCGTCAACCTGGTCAGAGTACAAAGGGTACACGTAACCAGGGCCTAAAGGGTTGTACAGAGCAGGAAGTTCAGAACTCACAGTGAAACGTCTCACAACATCTCCTTTAGGAGGGATCAACGCTGATGCGGAATCACCAAATTTTATATTGGAGGCATCGAACGGAACCTCATATGTTTCTGCCGTATATTCTTTTGTTGGTTTACTTTTTACAGAAAATAAAGTATAATCAGGATTACTGACAAATGTTCCATTCAAGTCTAGATGAATTTTGGCACCTGACATGTCCTATTAAATATCGGGGTTTTATTTTTGCTGCGTATTCCGCGTGTACAAAAAAACCCAGTACAATATTAGGAAATGTCCAATTTGCAGCTCAAAAAGTTTGACCCGAGTAAGATTGGCGACGACAAGGTGTGCGTATTCATCGGTAAGCGCGGCACGGGAAAGTCAACGCTCGTCACGGACATTATGTACCACAAACGACACCTGCCCGTCGGTATCGTCATGTCCGGTACAGAGGATGGTAACCACTACTACAAGCAGTTTATCCCGGATCTATTCATCTACGGCGATTACAAACGAGACGCCATAGAAAAGGTGCTCGAGCGCCAGAGGCGAATCGTATCAGCTGGTGGTAAATCAAGTGCCTTTTTGCTTCTGGATGATTGCATGTACGACAAGGCGTTCATGAAAGACACATGCATCAGACAATGTTTCATGAACGGGCGTCACTGGAAAATATTCTTTTTGCTGACTATGCAGTATTGTATGGACCTGAGTCCAGACCTGCGTGCAAACGTCGATTACGTGTTTGTCCTCCGCGAAAATGTGATTCAGAATCGTGAGCGTCTGTACAAGGCGTTCTTCGGTGTGTTTCCGACGTTTGACATGTTTTGTCAGGTGATGAATGCCTGCACCGAAAACTATGAATGTCTCGTCCTCGACAACACGAGCAAATCCAATCGTATCGAGGACTGTGTTTACTACTACAAGGCGCCGATTCGCAAAGGGTTTCGGATCGGATCCGAAGCCATGTGGCAGTACCACCAGAAAAACTATAATCCGAAGCACGTCTCAACGCCATTGGTCACGTCTGGAACACCACCAGGGAGCGCTCGTCGCCCAGGTGTCACTGTGAAAAAGGTCTGACGGACACACAGGCACGAAAGTGCCCCCTAGAGGATTGATTGCGCCCCTATCACGTAAAAGATTTCATACACACCAATAGATGATTATCGAGAATCTCGATTTCAATGGATCGAGCGACATCCTGCAGTACATTCCTCAGGTGGAACCTGTGCAGCAGCAGCCGACACAGGACCAACCACCTGTTCAGCATCAGAGTTCGTTCGGTCTCCCAGATGAACTTCAGCCGGTGTATCAGACGCGTGCGATCGAACAGCCCGAGTTATTTAAAGCCGAAATAAAACCTCCCCAAATAGAAATGGATTTCTCGACGCCAATTTCTGATGTTGTGCCGAGTGCTGATTTCGACATGGGGCCATCGATGGG